CATTTACGGTAGCAGGTACTTTCACAGCATCAGGTGCAACGGTCATAGGAAGCACTACAACGTCCTCTGTGACGATTAATGCAGCCACTATAGACGTACCTACTACATTTGCAATAAACAGCACTGGAGCTGTTAGAGTGCCTGTAGGAACGACTGCACAAAGACCATCGTCAGCCACAGGTCAGTTACGATATAATTCAACTTTAGCAATACTTGAAACGTATGACGGTTCTACGTGGACTCCAGTAGGCGGTGCTAACGGTGCTGCTGGTGCGATATTTGAGAATAGTAATACGATATCAGCTAACTACACTATTACTACGAATAAGAACGGAATGAGTGCTGGCCCGATAACGGTGGCTTCTGGTGTAACGGTAACAGTACCTAGCGGTAGTCGCTGGGTAATTGTGTAAATAAGGAATACATAATGGCTAATATTATTACGGCTGGAAATTCAACCAATGGCGGTACTGCAATATCTACAGACACTAGCGGTACGTTAAATATTGTTACTGGATCAGGTTCAGGTGCTAACGCAATAACTATTGATGCTAGTCAGGTTGTAACAATACCTGGTAATTTAACTGTATCAGGCACTTTATCTGCATCAGGCGGTGTATCAGGTGGTATTCGATCTGGTACTGCTGTTGCATCTACGTCAGGCACAAGCATTGACTTTACGTCTTTACCCACAGGTATAAAGCGTATTACTGTAATATTTAATGGTGTATCTTTAAGTGGAACATCAAACTTTTTAGTGCAAATGGGTGCGGGCAGTATTGAAACAACAGGTTATGTTTCTACAGCACAATCAATTACTGGAGGTGTTGGTGGTGGTAATTCATCTTCAACTGCTGGAATGATTATGCCTAGCGGTGCGGCAACATTCACCTTATCTGGTCACATGATTTTAACTTTAATAAGCTCAAATCTTTGGATAAGTAGTCATGTCGGAAAACAGACTACTTCTGCAAGCTGTTTCGGTGGTGGTGATAAAACTCTTTCAGGCACACTTGATCGCGTTCGTATTACTACAGTAAACGGCACCGATACATTTGATGCTGGCTCAATAAACATTTTTTACGAGTAAATCATGCACAGAACAATAGTTAACGTACAAACTGGTGAAGTTACTCAAGTCGAATATACGGCTGAAGAACAAGCGGCTTATGATGCTGCAAAGATAGTAAATGATGAAGCAGCTAGATTAGCAGAAGAAGCTGCCAAACAAACTCAAGGAGCATAGTCATGCCATACGGCCAAATTTTAAGCGACTCAATAACAGACTCTAGCGGTGGCGTACTTGCTCCTAGTTCTTCAGTGGGTAGATAATGTTTGCACCAACAGCACTACTTGTTATGAAGCACAATGTAACTGGATTACAGTATTTCTGTAAAACAACAAAATTACATTTACTTAACTCATATAAAGGTAGTGGTAAGTATTGGAAAAGACATAGAGCAAAGCATGGGAATGATATTAGCGTAGGCGTGCTTGGTGTTTATTATGAAGCTGATAGATGTAATAATGCAGCATTAGAATTTTCTAAAACAAATGATATTGTTAAGTCTAGAGAATGGGCTAACCTTATATACGAAAATGGTTTTGATGGTGCGCCTACTGGTGAAACTAACCCAATGTACGGTAGAGAAAGCAGATTAAAAGGTAAGAAAAGACCTGAAATTAGCGAAATGCTTAGAGGCGAAAAAAATCCTATGTGGGGCAAGCCTGGCGCAATGAGAGGCGTTTCTAAGCCAAAAGGAAAAGACAGTCCATTATATGGTCGCAAAAGACCAGAAGGCGGTGGTAAAAAACCACATCCAGTTATTGGAATGAAAAACGGGGAAGAATATCATTTTGATTCTGTAGCCGATGCTGCTAGGTTTATTGGTAAAGGCAGATCATCTGTTCATAAATGCTGTTCTGGCAAGGGAAAAACTGGTGGCGGTTATACTTGGAAATATAAGGAATAATTATGACGTATGGAACTATTAATGCCGATTTGATAACTACTAGTGACGGTGTAAGTGCTGCGGGTTTATACGGCATGAAAAACAGGATTATTAACGGTGACATGAGAATAGATCAGCGTAATGCTGGTGCGAGTGTTGGAACAGCAAGTGGTGCTTCTGTTTATACAGTTGATAGATTTGCGGCAGTTTATTCACAAACATCAAAATTTACGATTCAACAAAACGCTGGCTCTGTTACTCCACCGGCAGGGTTTACTAATTATTTAGGAGTAACATCTTCATCTGCGTATAGCGTTGGCTCAACAGATTTTTTCGTGATTAGACAAGCAATTGAAGGTTTAAATGTAGCTGACTTAGCATGGGGTACAGCTAATGCCGCAACCGTTACACTATCGTTTTGGGTACGCAGTTCTTTAACTGGTACTTTTGGTGGCGTAATAATGAACTCTGCCGCAAATAGATCATACCCATTTACGTACACAATCAATTCCGCTAACACATGGGAAAAAGAAACTATTACTATCGCTGGTGATACTAGTGGAACATGGCTAACTACTAATGGCGTTGGAATGTACGTACAACTTGGATTAGGTGTTGGTACAACTTATTCCGGAACAGCAGGTGCTTGGACTGGGACATCAAACATATTCTCAGCCACAGGCGCAACATCAGTAGTAGGCACTAACGGAGCTACGTTCTACATCACTGGCGTACAACTAGAGAAGGGTAGTACAGCTACTAGCTTTGATTACAGACCTTATGAGTTATCTTTGTGTCAGAGGTATTATTGGAAAACACTTCCGGCTGCTGGTGGAGTAGAATTTTGCGTTGCTTATGGATTTGGAACAACAGGCGCAACAGGAATTTTATTTTTCCCAGTGTCTATGCGAATTGCACCTACTGCATTAGAACAAACTGGAACAGCTGGTGATTATAGAATATATAGATGTGGTGCTGCTACAAACACAACTTGCAGTTCTGTACCAGTATTTGGTACAGCATCCACTAATTATAGTTCGGTAGTCTTTACTGTTGCTTCTGGTTTAACTAATGGATCTGGCGGGTCACTTGGAACTGTTAATAGTTCTGCATATCTTGCATGGAGTTCTGAACTATGATCTACAAAATACTAAACACCAATGAATATGGAAAAACAATCTACGCTCGTATAGATGACGATGGTTTATGTCGTTTAACTTGCACAGAAGATTATCCAGAGTTTAAGGCTTGGATTGAGGCAGGTAATACTCCTATTTCATCGGATGAATAATGCCTATTACGCTAAACGGTACTGACGGAATAACTAACGCATCGTGGACTACTGCGGGCAGACCTGCGAGTCCTACTACTGGTCAGATGGGGTTTAACACTACGTTAGGTTATCCAGAGTATTACGATGGAACTGGTTGGTGGCAATTTAACTCTGCTAAAACTTATACTGCTTCCTACTTAATTATTGCAGGTGGGGCTGGTGGAGGTGGTGCTGCCCCTAACGCCACATCAGCAGGGGGTGGGGGTTCGGGCGGCTATCTATCTGGCAGTTTTGTATTAACTGGTGGCACTACCTACTCTTTTGTTGTTGGGGCAGGTGGGGCTGGCGGTGTTGCATCATTAACTGGTGCAGGAACAGCAGGATCAAACTCAACAGGTCTAGCTTTAACCGCAATAGGAGGCGGTGGGGGCGGTGCTTACAGCGCAAACCCAACGACAGGCGGCTCCGGTGGAGGTGGACAAAACAACGGAACTGGCACAAATGGCGCAGCAGGTACAGCAGGTCAAGGATATGCTGGTGGTAAAGGCACTGCTTATGCGGCAGGTAGCACTGCTCAATCAGGCGGTGGAGGTGGCGGCTCTGCTGGTGTTGGTGCGGCAGGCTCATCCGGCACAGGCGGCAACGGTGGTTTAGGCACTTCTTCTTCTATTAATGGATCAGCAGTAACTAGAGCTGGCGGTGGTGGAGCTGGAGCTGGCGTTACTGGAGGCACAGGTCAAGGCGGTGGTGGTAATGGCGGGGTGTACGGTGCCATTGGCTCTGCTGCTACGGCTAACACAGGATCAGGTGGAGGCGGGGCTGCTGCTGCGGCTTCAGGCAGTTCTTACGCAGGTGGTAACGGTGGTTCTGGCGTTGTAATCTTATCAATCCCTACTATCGCTTACTCTGGTACGACTACTGGTTCTCCGACTGTAACTGTTGTCGGAGATAATACGGTAATTACATTTACATCATCTGGATCATATACGGCTTAACTATGGCGCATTTCGCAAAGGTACTTAACGGAATTGTTACTCAGGTTATTGTTGCTGAACCAGAGTTCTTTGATACGTTTGTAGATTCATCTCCTGGTGAATGGATTCAGACGAGCTACAATACACACGGTGGTCAGCATCCAGAGGGTCGTCCACTACGCAAAAATTATGCAGGCATCGGTTTTACTTACGATAAAGAACGTGACGCTTTCATTCCTCCTAAGCCAGAAGGAGATTATGCGTTAGATGAAGAAACTTGTTTATGGGTAGAGAATAATGTCTGACATCAACTTATCTGACGCTCAAATTGAGAAAATAGCTGAACGTGCTGCTGAGGTAGCATTTAAAAAGATTTACGAGGAAGTCGGTAAGTCTGTAGTTAAGAAGATATTCTGGATAGTTGGTGCAGGTGCTTTATTCTTATTAATGTGGCTAGGTTCTAACGGACAGATACCAAAATGATCGAAGTGGCGGTTGCCTTTGCTGCTGCGGAGGCTGCTGTTGCTGGAGTCAAGAGAGCCATCGCACTAGGAAAAGAGATACAAGAGTGCTATCACGATATTGGTACATTCTTTGAAAAACAAGCAGAAATTAAGTCTGTTGCTGTTGTTGATACGGTAGCCAAAAAGAATCCGAATATAACGCTATCGCAAGCAACCAAACAAGCACTAGATGCTACCTTTGCATCACGTAAGCTGTACAGACTAGAGGTCGAGCTACGTGAAATGCTAATCTACAATAACTCAGGTGAAACAGGTTTATACGAGGAGATGTGCGCTCGTAGGGACGCTATCGTAGCTGCTGCTAGAGAAGAAGCTGAGGAAGAAGCTCGTATAGAGCGTATGAGGCTCAGAGAGGTGGCTAGAAGGCGAGCAGAGAGGATTCAGTTAGTTCAGAACATTATTGCTGCTGTAGTAGGTACAGCGTGTGCTACGGCTATCTTGTATTTTATTTATAGTATGTTTCACTGGAGGGATTAATGATTACTTTATTTTCTACGATAATTTCGTTTTTAACTGGTGGTTTACCTAAGCTATTAGATTTCTTTCAGGATAGACAGGATAAGAAACACGAACTACAGTTAGCTCAGATGCAGTTAGATCAGCAATTTAGAGCGCAAGCAGCAGGGTTTCAGGCTCAGGAACGTATTGAAGAAATCCATACACAGCATTTACAGATTGAAGCTAACGTGCAAGAACGTCAGGCTTTATATGCTCATGACATAGAGATTGGCAAAGGTGCGTCTCAGTGGGTAATTAATGCTCGTGCGATGGTAAGACCTGCTATCACTTTCGGAATGTTTGCATTATTAGTGTTTGTTGATGTATTTGGCTTTTACTATGCTATACATACTGGCGTATCTTTTGAAACAGCTTTAAATGCGTTATGGGATGATGAAACTCAGATTATCTGGAGTTCAATCGTTGCCTTCCATTTTGGCGCACAGGCGTTTAAAAAATGACAATAGGCGTATATGCAGTAATAAACAAAGTTGAAAATAAAATCTACATTGGTAGCAGTTCAAATGTAGAAAGACGAATTATTCATCATAGGTCACATATTAAATGCGGTCATAAAAGCATGATTTCTTCATTAAAAGGAAAAAATGTAAATGACTTTGATTTTCAGATTATTGCAAAAGTAGATACCATTGATGAAGCAAGATCATTTGAAACTGCTCTTTTAAAAGCAGCATGGGGTTCTAATTGGCTATATAACTTAGCTCCTCACGCTAATGGTTCTACTGGTACAAAGCGTAATCCAGAAAAATATATAGTTGGCTCTAAAAAAAGATTGTCTAATCCTAATTTTGCTAAAAAACATAGTGAATCATGTAAAGGCAAAAGAGAAATAGTTGTTTGCCCACATTGCAATAAATCTGGTGGTGGTGGAAATATGAGGCGTTATCACTTTGATAAATGTAAATTAAAATGAACATGTCACCAAAAGCCAGAGAGGTAATGGCTCACCACGAAGGTGTACGAAAAAAGCCTTACCTTGACGTAGTGTTGCTGTGGACAACTGGTGTGGGACATTTAATCGCACCAATTGAGCAGCAAAAGATGACGCTAGACCAACGTAAAGCAGCAAAGGCAGCAGGTAAATTGCCATGCCCTATTGAATGGATGAGGACTCTTACAGATGCCGAAGTGGATAAGATATTGCAGGAGGATCTATCACGTTTTGAGCGAGGCGTATTACGTCTTTGCCCTAATCATCTTACTCAAGGTCGGTTTGACGCTTTGGTCAGCTTTGCTTTTAACGCAGGGCTAGGAGCGTTACAGAAGTCTAGTATCCGTATGCGACACAATCGAGGTGATTTTGATGGTGCAGCAGATGCTTTTATGTTGTATCGCTTTGCAGCAGGTAAAGAGTTTAGAGGCTTAGTAAGACGTAGAGAACACGAACGAGCTACTTACAGGAGTTAATTATGCGATGGATTGCTATTTTATTACTTGCTAGTGTTGCAACGGCAGCGACTTTAGATGATAATGGCAATCTGTTGTTATCAAGAGAAGAAGTAAATAATACTCGTGCGCTTTATAACGAACTAAACAGAGTTATTCAGTATCAAGATCATCGTATTGAAGAACTAGAAAAGGCTTTACAAGATGTCGAAAAAAGGAAGTGCCTCTAAGATTCCTGATGATTGTATGCCGATGTGCCGAACTTGTGCTTTCTTTAAACCAGATAAAGAAGCAAGTTTAGGCGAATGTCACCGATTTCCCCCTACTGTGCTACCTGAAGATAATGGTGGCGTTTCTTTTTCCTTTGCACTAACCGCCTCTGATGAATGGTGCGGTGAGTTCGTGCGCTACGTTTCATGAGGACTTATGAGATCAAAAATTACTGACGCTCATTTTATTGAGCTATGGAATAACTTAGGTAGTGTTAGTGCAGTCGCTAATCACTTAGGAATAGATGTTCGCAACGCTCACCATCGCAGACGTAAGGTCGAATTACGTCAAGGCGTTAAGCTCTTAGGAGTGGCTAGAAACAGTCCAGACGCTAAGATTGTCTATCCTGAGAACGGAGTTAGGGCAACGGCAAAAATCGAATCTGGTGTCGTTATGGTGGCTTCTGACTGCCATTATTGGCCTGACATAATATCTACTGCTCACAGGGCTTTTGTAAAACTTGTCAAAGAGCTAAAACCTAAGATTATTGTTATTAACGGTGATGCTTTTGACGGTGCATCAATATCTCGTCATCCGGCTGGTGGTACATGGCAATCAATGCCTAGCGTTAAGCAGGAGCTAGAAGCGTGTCAAGATCGTCTAGAGGAGATTCAGAAGGCTGCTACAGGCGCACAGCTACACTTTTGTTGGGGAAACCACGATTTACGCTTTAACGCTCGTTTACAGTCTCAAGTAGGCGATACATTTAAGGGCGTAATGGGTATGAATCTAGCAGAGCATTTCCCACTGTGGCGATTCTCGATGTCTTTGATGATTAACGGTGACACTATGATTAAGCATCGTTATCACAATGGAATTCATAGTATTTATAACAACATTTTAAAATCTGGTGCAAACATGATTACTGGTCATTTGCACAGCCTTAAAGTAACTCCGTGGACTGACTATAGCGGTACTAGATACGGTGTAGATACAGGTACATTAGCTCAAGTTGATGCTGATGCTTTTACGTATTCTGAAGATAATCCAGCTAACCATCGCTCAGGTTTTGCGGTACTAACATTCCACAATGGTAAGTTAATGCCTCCAGAACTCTGTGAAGTTATTGATGAGGATGAAGGTATTGTTTACTTTAGAGGGCAAGTGATTAGTGTTTAGACTCAGTTATTATCTCTTGTAGGCGTTTAATTTCCATACGTAGATGATAGATAATCTCGTTTAAGTCTTTAACTTCTTCACGTTTTTTCTTATATGCTTCTTCAATGTTTTCCATGTCTCCACCAATTGTATAGTTAGGTTTACCACCACAGTAAGATTTAACCCAAGTCATTTGCCACAAGCTCTCTTTCTGGCTGCCTCCAGATCAGACTGAAACCACCATTTAATACACAGGTTATCAACTTGTCTTGTACTTAACGAGCGTATAGCGTCTTGATAGCCACGTTCGTATTCACGCTCTAGCTTGTCTTGTATAGCTAACGTAATACCTAGCAATATTAGACTAACTCCTAGTAAAAATAGAATTCTCATAGTAATTTCTTTATGTCCTTAATTGTCATTCCAAACGTCTCGTGGATAGCGATAATCATATCTGCGCTAACTGGATACTTTCCTGTACGAATCTTAGATAACGTAGGTGTGCTAAATCCTAGTTTTATTGCAAGCTGACGATCATTCTTAACGTCATAAGTCTTTTGTAAATAATCTAACAGTTTCATTGTTTTCCTTGTGTTGGTGCAGGGTCACTACCGAGAGTGATGTCTGAAGGAGACGGATAGCCCCTGCTGCTAGCGTTATAAGTCACCTCTAGCTGGACTAAACATTAAAAGGGTACGTCCGATAAATCGTCATCAATAAACTTCTCGGCTTTTGGCTTTGCTTGCTCATCTTTTAGTTTAAACGAGCAGCTCATAAACTTGCCTGATTTACCTTCTTTTAACCAAGCACTAACCCATATCGCATTACCATCTGCGTCCTTCCCATCGCCTCTGTAATCGGGGTGTTTATCGCTTTCTTTCTTGTCATTTTTAAACAGGGAAAATGTACCTGGTTTCGCTTCATATGCCATTATTTAGATTCTCCATTAGCTTCTTTATCCATTAATTTAATTGTACTGCGACATTTACTGCTTAATTGCGCCCATACTGCCGTTGATGCCGTAACGTCAAAGGTAGTCTGATCTCGCAAATCCCATGCTTCAAACGCAGCCCATTCGTTCCCTGCATCGTATTGTGCCTGAATATGATTCGATAACTTGTCCACTAAGGCGGCTAAACGAGCGTCTAAGGCATCTTTAGCACCATCTGTAGCGGATATAGTCTTTTTCTCTTTCGTAGGCTCTGAAGCGTCCACAGCATCATGCTCAGATATTGCCAAAGCCATAACTAAAAGATAGCGAGTAATGTAGGTTATTGATGCGCCTAGATTCTGTACAGGCATACAGCCTTTTAGAATAGCTTGCTCCATAGGGCAGGTAAACTTGATTGAGCTTCCTGTCTCTACGTCAATGATAAACATAGTAGCCATATCACGATCAAACTGCAGTGAGTAGGCTAGTCCGTAGATGTCGAAAAGCGTGTTAACGGCTGGCAGAAAGTCACCTAGCTCAAAGTAACGGTATCCGGCAAACTTATTATGTCCTGACTTCTTGAGTTCCATGTTCTGCAACTCTACACGGCACTTTTGTAACTTAGCGTAAACTTTAAAATCTTCCATTTATTTATCTCCTGAATTAATCAAAACTTGAACACACTACCCATAAAAAAAACAAGACTGCGATTATAACCAACTGATGCTCATCAAGCCATTTAATCATTCGTCATTCTCAATTTCGTTAACCATCCAATGTATTTCTTTCGGTGGTAGTGCTAAGGCTCTGTAAGCCATCATAAGCACTTCATGTTCGCTAGGTGATAATTCTCTACGCTCAAATTTATCTACCATTAGGCGTAAAACGTAAGTTATTTCCGCTACCATCCATTTATCTATCATGGCCACACCCCGCATTTAGATTTGTAATCCATAGCTCGCTCGAATTCAGCAATTCTTTCAGAATCCCATAAATCCATATCGTTATCAATACGATCAAGCTCTATTTGCATTTTTTCTTCAGATTCGTAATCTTCAGCAGGTCTGCCTAGCAGCGTATCGTCCAAGTCGTTAAGGAAGTCTATATCTGCATTTGGCAGGTCAGGCATTTTCTTGTATTCTGTTAAGTCCATTTATTTCTCCTTAATTAATAAATAACTTTGCCAATTAACTCGTTAATATTAAAACCTGCTTCTTCTGCTCTGCTGCCAGCAAAATTGCAAGCTGATGAATAAAGGTCTGCGTATTGCTCATTTGTATAAATTCCGTCAGGCTGTTTCCATTCAACATTTTGTAAATAAACACAAGGATCAGATAAATATAAATTATGCTTTTTTTCTAATTTTTCTAATTTTGCTAATAAATCGTAATATTTTTCTTTGTTATTCATTTTGTTCTCCTTCTGTTTGCGTTGTTGATGTACGAATCATAGTTCCATCTGTAAACATGGTCAACAACTATTTATTAATAGAAACATAGAAATCAATAGAAATAATTTATAAGCCGAAACATCAAAAGTATGGCAAGCTATCCGTTCATTGGAGGTAAAAATGATGAAATTAGCAGGATTAGCGGGATTAGCACTAGCAGTAGGGTCGTTAGCAGCAGCAAGTGTAGGTGTAGCAGTTACTATTTTATTAATATTATAGGAGACGAAAATGAGAGATCCAGTATGGTTTAAAGAGTTCGAGCGTGAATACAACGAGCGTGAAGATCGATTAGCCGAAATACGTGAAAAGACTAAGGAATTTAAAGAGCAACTAGAGAAAACCAATTCGTTATGGCGTAAGCGGAATATTCCCAATAAAGAGATGGAATATTCCAAAAAGGACGGTGAAAACCATGAATAAAGAAGAAAAGCAAAGAATTTACGATGCTATGTTAATTAAGGCATGGCGCAAGGACATAACTTGTGATCGTTTGCGGTATTGGCTGCGTCCTTACAATATTTGTATTACTGATCCTGAGTTAATCCGTACTCCTAAATGGCTTCCGATTAGGGTTGCTGTATTTGTTGGCGCAGAACTAAAGCCATTAAGCGATAGGTTGTTTGACGGTGATCCTGCTGACGATATTAAAATATTAAATTGGCTAGGTAAAAGTGGATTAAAGTGTCAAAAAACAAATAGAAATATGCACAAGGATTTACTAAACAATGCTTACCAAATTAAAAGAGAGCGCAATGAAAATGCCTATAGAAAAGAAACTTATTTCAAAACAAAATTAGCAAAACCAGAAGAAACAAAAATTAGAGGAATTGGTGTTTTTAGGAGATAAATAGAGTGAGTGATATGTTCCAAGAGCTGCCGAAAGAAGGCACTAAAAGGTGGCGAATCTGCATGAATTTCCTCAAGAATCATCCGCTAAGTCCTGAGCAGTTTGTTGAGGCTTATGGAATGATGAACGCACCGACTTTAGCGAATCTCAGGTGCGAGTTTGACGAGCTGGTAAGGGAAGGGTTACTCAAGGAGTATAAAGGCTCCTACAGCCCTTCTAGTAAGCTCAAAGAGGGTATTAAGCTAGAAGGTGTGGATTACGTTAAACCACGTGAGCCTAAGCCTTTTGAACCAATGAAAGCTAAACATTATTTACCAAGAGTATCACCAAGAGGTCAGCAGCTAAGGGACTTCTGCCATATAGGATTATCAAATGGAGCAAAAGAAGAAGCAGGAAACGACTTATCAGTTCTCAACGAGGTTATGTCCGGTCTGCAAGCGTAGTCGGTCGATAATCCAGTTTAAGAATAGTGATATTTGTAAGACTTGCAGGATTAGACAGAAAACGGTATAGTAGGTATGTGCTTGGCAGCGCATTTAACGAGTAAGCCTTAGATGGGACTCTGCTGGTTACTCACCAGTCTGCCAACGATCATAGATCGAGAGTCTCACCTAGGGCTTTTTTTATTGGGAAAAGCTATGTTGAAATTAAAAGAAGTTCAAGCTGTTGAATTTTTTGTAACTCAAGAAGGAAAAATAGCATTAAAACAAGATTCTTTTATTTTTGGTAAGCCTGTAGAGATTTATTTAACATTAGAACAATTTGAGCATTTGCAATTAATGGTTAAAGATTATAAAGCATCTATTACAGCATTATGGAATGAAGGGGTTGAGAAAAATGATTAAAAGACCATCATTTCAATTTTATCCATCTGATTGGTTACGTGATACCGCACTCCGTTCTTGCTCAATTGGAGCTAGAGGTTTGTGGATGGATATGATCTGCTATATGCACGAAGGTAATCCTTATGGTTATCTTAAGGTTGGCGATAAGGTTATCCTTCCAGACAACCTTGCTCGTATGGTTGGGCAAACCTTACCTGAAGTAGAAGGTTGGCTTTCTGAATTAAGTCAGGCTGGAGTTTACGACTTAATTGATGGAGCTATCGTTAGCAGAAGAATGGTAAAAGACGAAAATCTTAGGAATATCAGGGCTTTAGGTGGGAAGCTAGGAGGAAATCCTGCTTTAAAGGTTAAGGATAAGGTTAACCTTAAGGTTGAAAAAGAGGTTAAGCAAAAACCAACCCCTTCATCTTCATCTTCATCTTCATCTTCAATAATAAATATAGAGCTTCCTAGTTGGTTGCCAGAAACTCATTGGAATGACTTTATTGAGTTTAGGAAATTCATCAAGAAACCAATGACAGAAAAAGCTAAACATCTAATGTTATCTAAATTACAAAAGATTAAAGATAATGGATTTGATCCAATATTAGCTATGAATACAAGTATCGCTAATAACTGGAGTGATATTTATGAACCTAAGTCTAACGTTATAAATAAACCAGTATTCGATGGCAGACTGAGAGGTGCTAAATGAGCATAGAAAACTTACTCAATCGTCTAACGAAAGTAAAAGGTGGTAGAGGAAGGTGGACTGCTTGCTGTCCTAGTCATGAGGATCGTAGTCCTTCCTTAGCGATAAGAGAAACAGAAGATGGTCGTATCCTATTGAAATGCTTTGGTGGTTGTTCTGTGCAGGAAATAGTCGGTGCTATCGGTATGGACATCGGTGAGTTATTTCCTAAAACACACGATACACACCATATGCCTAAAGTTAAAAATGCTTTTTACGCAACAGACTTACTTAGGGTTATTGAGTTCGAATCCGTACTGGTATCTGTGGCTGCAAGTAACCTAGCTAACGGAGTTAAATTAACTGATAATGACAGATCACGTTTAAGAAAAGCGCAAGAACGAATCATTGAGGCAGCGAGGCACATAAGATGACTATAGATGACATTGCTTTAATCGCTAAAAATAAAAAAATATTTGAAGTTAGACAAATACAAAGAAATGAATGTTCTGATTTTATTTTAAATATTCATTACGCAAAACGATGGCCTAGTATTTCTTATGCGTTTGGATTATTTGATAACAATGAGATGATTGGATGTGTTACTTATGGTTCTCCAGCTAGTCCTCGTGTTTGCGAAGGAATATGTGGAAAAGAACATTCAAAGAAAGTATTAGAATTAAACAGATTTGTATTGAAATACAATCGTCCAAATGAGGCTAGTTTTTTAATATCTAAAAGTCTTAAACTCCTTCCACAACCAAGTATTGTATTGTCTTATGCTGATACATCTCAGGATCATGTAGGTTATGTATATCAAGCCACAAATTGGATTTATTTAGGTTTGTCTGAAATTAGAACTGATCGCATTTTTATTGATGGGACTAAGCAAAAGCATGGTAGGCACGTTATTTCAACAGACATAGACAATATAAAAGAACGAACAGTTCTCGTCCAACGTCCAAGAAAACATCGTTATTTGCAAATAATTTCTAATAAATATATGAAGAAAGAACTTTTATCAGTTTTAAAATATGACATTATTACTGAATACCCCAAAGGTAAAAAACATAAAAAAAATGATAGTTTTGAGTTGAAAACATTTACAAATCCAATGCAAATGAGTTTTTTATGAAAATAAATTTTTTGCAATTGTCATAGCAATGGGATAAAAATGAAAACAAATTTAGAGAGCGTAGCAATACAGCTAGACGTTGAGCGTAAAGCAAGATTAGTAAAGTCACAGGATATTGATGTAGAAAAGTATCTTAAAAATAACGATGTCGGTCAGAAAGTTCGTATTGTTTCAGATTGGCTTGATGAGATCACAGAGAACTACATTAATCCACCTATTAACGATAATGCAAAAATGCCGTGGACAAAAACGCAGGATGACTTTAACTTTCGTCTAGGTGAGGTTACTTTGTATGCTGGCGGTAATGGTGGAGGTAAGTCGTTAATCACAGGTCAGATAGCGTTGCACTTAATTAAACAGAAGCGTAAGTGCGTGATAGCGTCATTTGAGATGAAACCTACTAGCACGATTCACAGGATGCTTAGACAGTTTGCTGGTGAGTTTATTGATGATCCACTTACTAACGATAGAGAGAAATACATCAAAGGATTAACTCAGCGATTTAACCAGTTCGCAGGAGAGCATCTCTACATCTACGATCAGCAAGGTTCTACAACTCCGAATTT